ACTCCTCTACGGTACAAACGTAACCTATAGCAGTACCAGCGGAAAATAACGACATAACAGAAGTGATCTTAACTGCATCACAACTGCCAACGATAATGTCATCAAAGTCAGGAACAGCGTCTAAGTCTAAGGCTGAGATAACACACTTACGAGTGCCACGAACAACCTCATCATTACCTGCTGCAACACCTACGTTATAGTTGTAAAGGTATCCCTGAACAAGGTAATCAGTGGTCGCAGAACTCTCTACAGTACCTGTAGCTGGGTTGTATGTACCATCGGAAGTAACCTTGCGTAGAGTAAGGGTTTCCCCAAAGTCTCTAATAAGGTTGAGTAGGTCAAAGGAGCGGAATGACATATCTTACTCCTTATTCGTATTCAGGTGTTTGGTAGCTTGGTGGGTTCTTAAAACGATCTCTGCGGAAGGAACCTTCGATCCGGTTAGTATTACCTCTCACGGCCTCGACGGTACTTTTACTAATGCCCCCAGCTAGGACACCCACAGCAGCACCAGAAGTTTTACCTTGGTACTCTAAGTTGTCTGCTAGAACTATGTATTGCTTGGCTAGATCAGAGTAGTCAGCACTCAAAGCTCCACTTAGTTGTGTTGTCACTTTCCGTGAGTATTTGGCCGATATAGCCCTAGCAACCCAAGCCCCTGCATAGTACACGTTGTTGCCATTCTCAGATAGGGCAAACAAGACTTCCTCGTTTTGAACCTGTTGGTCAAGTGAGTCAGTGTCCCCTACTAAAAGTCGGACTGTGTTGAGACGACCAGAAGCCGTAGTATTGTTCAAGTCGTATTCTTCGTATGACCAACTCATAGTCGCCCCTTCACTTATTAATCTGCGAGAACCTTGTCTCGTATTTCGTAGAAGTCTTCTGTAATCCAGCGATTAACATTAAGGAAGCGCCTGATTAACCCACGTTGCTTGTCGTCAATCTTGGACTTCTTGCACTTCTTAGCCTCAAACTCAGATTTACTAGATGTTCTCTTGGTTACCTCAACATTAAGGAGGTTAACTAAAGTCTCTAGTTCTTTACCCGCTAGTTCAGATAGTCGATCTCCAACTTTGGTCTGAACCTCTAGGTCTTTGTTGTGGTGAATGTAACCAGCGGCGTACAGAGTGGCGACCTTATCTTGGTCTAACCCTCGCTCTGCCCAGTTAAAGTGATCTCCACGTTTCCAATTCGTACTGTCTGCCATTAGTGGCATCTTGATAAACACAGGCCAATCGACCTGCCAACCCAAGTATGTGGGGTGCATAGGGACTCTCCATTATATGAATACTGTTATGTTCTGTTATATGTTGGGTTGTACCCCAAGCCGTTAAGCTCAGGGTACACCTTAGTCTATGTAGCTTAGGCTACTACAGCGGAGAAGAAGTAACCCAAGTCAGCGCCTGTGACTTTCATGTCATAAGCCATCTTAACTTGGATGTGTTCTGCAACCTGTTGACGCTTGAGAGCATCGTCAGAGAAGGACTCAACGGTAACACCGAGGTTGTTTACGCCGGGAACTGAGTTCCATGCGAATGTCAAACCAGCGGCAGGGGTCATCAGACCGGATGCACGAGGTGTGTGTACCAACAGAGCGTTCTTACCACCGATGAAAGAGTTGCTTTCGGCAAGACCTTCAGCGGAACCGTTCTTAACAGCTTCCATGACGTAGAAGTTCTCTACTTCAAAGATTTCTGCCAGTTTAGCATCTGTAATCAAAGCTGTGTTCGATACAGTTGCGCCACCGTTCAAACGGGCGAGGATGTCTGGGTGGTTAACCAAGATGTCACGAACTTCTTTACCAACAACCATTGTGTTTGGCTTGAAGCCACCTGAAGCCAACTGCATGGTACGACGACCATTAGTTACGTCAGTGATTGGTGTGGAGTTAGTGTAGTCAGACCACAAGTTTGCAGGAGTTACGTCTGTAGTCCAAACGCCAGCCTTGAAGAATGTGTCAGCGAAACGCTCTTCACGGTCGATCAACAAGCGAGTTGTCAATGTCTGTGCGCCAGCGGAACGGATTTCCAACATTGCATCTTCGTTAGCGATAGTCTGCTCATCGAAGTCCATGCCGAGGCCATACACGTCAGCGTAGTAAGCATCGTTGGAGATTGCCATACCGATGCGATTAACTTCTGTGCGTGGCGCAAGTTTCTTTACGTCACCAGAGCGGTTCATGTTCGCACGGTCATAGGTGTAGAACTTGTCAGACTGACGAGCAACGCCTACGGTTGGGAATACTTTATCAGCGACAAAGTTAGTTTGTTCTTGTACATAGGCCAGTGTCAAGTTAGACAACGGCTGGTCAATATGTACCTGAGATGGGGTCAAAAGTGGCATTAGATTATTCCTTTAAATGCTAGATTAGGCAGCTACGTTGCCACCTTGGATCATTTCGATTTCGATGATCTGACCATCTACACCGTCTTCACGGGCATAACCAAGTACAACATCACCTGTGGCTGCGAGAAGGGCTGTGCCATCTGCGCCAGTTTGGATTTGATCGCCAGCAGTAATAGCACCACCAGCTTCTACCATGACGGAACCAGAGACACATACGGTCACGGCAGCGCCAGCAGCAGCACCAGCGAGACATACGCCCATAGCGTTCTCACCAGCAGCGTCAGCCAGATCAACTTGACCGTCAGCTTCCAGAGTTACGAATTTGAATTGTGCTGCGGAAAGGTCTTCCCCAGCGATAAAAGTGCGGTTATCACGAGACTGCATAACGGCCATTGTTATTCCCCTTTGTAGGATTTAGTGATGAGTGCTTTGCCTTCGTCGGTCTTAGCTACAGCAGCATAAGCCTTGGCGAACTCACTCTTTTTCAGTTGGTTTTCGTCCATGTAGGACTTTACGAGGGCATCCAGTTTGTCAGCAGAGGTAGCGAACTCTCCGTCTACATCAGACTTACCAAATTCTTGCATGGAGGCTTCAAAGGCAGCATCAGCAGCTTTAAGCATCACCATAATTGCTTCATCTTCTGAGAATGACTTCAGAAGTGATTTAGCTGCACCAGCTTCAAAGTGTGGCAGAACTTCTTCTGCTTTCTTTGTCAACTCAATGTCAGCCTTTTCGATTTCACTTTCACGCTTGGCTACAGCAGCAGCTTCAAGTGCTTTCAGGACTGGGGCTGGGATGTCGCTCTTAGCTACCATCTCACCGTCGATGTCCATCATTTCTTCTTCCGCTTTCTTCTCAATTGAGTCGGCACGAATAACGTAACCGTTGTCAATCAGACCTTTGCGGAGATGTTGGTTTTCAGCAGTAAGACGATCAACATCAGCCTTTAGTGCTTCAACATCAACTTCGGGAGCTTCTACAGCCTCAAGGTCAGACTTCTCAGCGACCTCTTCAACAGCTTCGTCAGCTTTTTCCATGTCGTAACCGAGAGCCTTCATAGCTTCGCCACGTCCACAACCTTTGTCGTCCATGTACGCCTTTACTTTGGCTTCCATTTCTTCGCTCATTTTTGTAAGTTCCTCTTCGGAATTGTCACGCTTGAAGAGTGAGACCATTGCTTGTGCATTGGCTGGACGATCCACTAGGGAAAGTTCTTCAAGGTGCAAGTTTTTCAGGAGATTAGGCAAGTTAGATTTCCTCCTTAATAGCACGTCCACCTATAGAGAACGCAGCGAGTTCACCAGATTTGACCATATCCCAGACGGTATCATCGAATACTTTGTAAGCGACAACCCATCCTTCACGGTCAGACTGGATACCAAGAGCATCACCAATTTCTTTAGTGATAGGAAGAGAGTGGACAACTACGCCAACCTGATCTCCAACGTGCATGGCCTTGCCGACCCGCACATGCTCCATAAATTCATTAACGGCTTTTACCAGTGTACCAGCTTCGATAACGTCACCCTGACGATCAATAACTGCCTCACCTTTTTCTGTAACTACAGAAGCCCACCCGTAGACCATACGCTGTTCGTCGTCAGTCTTGAGGATTTTACCTTCAATGTTCTTTGTCATTTCACCCACCGATGTGTTGGATTCCCACATACGACATGACCAATAGCCAGCCGTTGTTTTATCTTTCTTGGTATCGCAAGAATGGCGGGAGCGGAAATTGGCACGAGCTTTAGGATCATCCCGGCGTATCTCCATGTTAGGGTCTCCGAAAGCTACCCTCTTAACCTTGTCACCGTCCTGTACGAATACCTCAAACTTCTTGTTGCCACCCTTGATACGCCGAGGCTTGTTTAGGGTAACAGTTTCGCCCTGATACTCAGCTTTAGCAAGTGTCTCAGTATTGAACACTTCGTTGTCGTATTGTGCTTTGCGAAGGGTTGATAGCTTGTGGCCTACCATAGTGCCTGTGGGCTTACCTTCGTCATCAATGATCTCAATACGAGCAGCGGGTTCATCTTTAGTCCCTGTGACCTTAACTGGGATACCTGAAACCTTACCGTCACGAACAATCTCACGGATAATACCACGAGCAGTTCCACCAGAACTATTCCAAGATACTTTTTGACCTGTCTTCATTATGGTTCACCTGTTACTGTGTTTTTGACTAGGTGCCTAGTCCAAGTTGTCATTATGACAATTCCGGTTTTATATTAACTTGCATGTAACCAACATTAGGGAATGATTCAACTTTTCCGTCAGCGTAAGTTACCTCAAATTCTGCTAGATAAACACCAGC